TCGTTGTCGGGTAATCGCTTCGCATCGACTCCCGCTTCGCGGATGAGTTTCTTCGCTTGATTTACCGAGATTTTCTTGTTGCTCTTTCGCAGGTATGTTTGACGGCTCCAGAAGTGATGGCATCGCGCCCCGCCTTTAAACAAAAATAGGTCGTATGTATTCGAGCCATTTGCACCGAGTCCGGGATTCACTGCGCGTAAACTAGCCGCTTCGATGTCTTCCTTGCGGTAAACTTTGCCCGCGTTGACCATCTTTTTACAGAAGTCGCGTGAAGTCTCTTGTGTGGACTTGGGAGCGTAGGTATAACGTACCTTGATAATCTCGGTATCTTGCTCGCTCTTGCCGTTGGGATTCGATGAAGGAACACTTGCAAAAGCCCACATCGCGTCGCGTGCTTTCTCAAGGTCGTAATCGACGGGAGATTCATCTATCAACTCCCATTCATCCGACATCTCTTCGCCTTTATCCGTGAGGTAGTCAACGCACCCATCGAGGTTGACTTCATCGCTTGAGAGTTCACAACACCCCTTTTCTTTCGAGAGTTGAATGTCTTTCTCGAACATGGCTTCGGCTTGCTCTAAACCAAACCCAAGCATCGAAACAAGGATTTGAATGGCTTGAGCGCGGGTGAGTTCTCCGGTTCCGACTTTGGAGATAACGTCAACGGCTGAACTGATTTGAATACCTGTATAGGATTGTTCGACGTTGGCTTCTTCTACGGCTGCTCCAAGCGGCTCAACCTTCGCATCGATTCCAGCGGCTCGCATAAGCGTATAAACCGACTCGATGACTACCTCTCGATAACCCGAGATGACATTCTCTTCAAAGAGTTCCGCGCTTGTCTCAAGCTCTCCACCGCCTCCAAGCTTACCCGGTACCGCAACCCCGAACATCTGAGGAGAGGTGACACGGTGTCCGACCATAATCTTTGAAGTGACTTCTTCCGAGAGAAATTGATATTGATTGTGAGCGTCTGACAATTGGAACGGCTCAAAGTCGGGCTTTCTATCGGGATCGTCCGAGTACGTGACAATGAACTTACCCGCATTACTTGCCCCGCTCAGTTGCCTCTCGATATCCATTCGGATACGGTTTCTTTCTTCTTGCGGTGGGATGCCGTTCTTGAAGTGAATGGAGAACGAGGGACTCATCCCGTTCTTCATGTTGTTGATGTGATACACCCCGATTTCTTTGTCGAGTTCGATGTAATTAATCGAGCCAACATAGTCGGGTTTTGGATAGTAGAACGACCCAGGAGAGAACGGCTTCACGTAAAGAATCTGAGTCGGGTGTTCGATATTCCTCTCAGGGTTGAAGGTGCATATCTCCGAAGGCTCTTCGCGCTTATCGTTCCAATCCTTTGAGTAATAATAATACTCAACCTTCTCATCTTCATTCACGAAGCCCGAGCGGATATTCTCAAAGGGGAGATGGGAGACGTTGGCAATGGTCGTTCGGTCTATGCTCCAATTCACCTCGAGAGCGAACCCGCCTTGAATCTTAAAGTCGAGACAAGCCTTCCGAAGTTCGTCGTTGAGATTCCATTGGTCAAACGCAAGCCTTCCATCGAGGGTGGTAGCGTCGAAGCCTTCCCCGAATATCATCATCGCAATAGTTGTTGACAATGCGTTGTGAGTAGCGGACGAATGAAAGAGGTCGACGAGGTATTGAGGGAAGAGGTTATCGTCTCCGTAATTTACGAAGCCCATCTTGTTGGCTGTCTCCCGATAGGATCGCTCTTCGTATTGGTTGAGTTGTATTAATTCCATTACTGGTAATATATGTAATTATCCGGGATGGTGATATCGGGTATATCGTACCCAATCGCACCCGTGACATTGAGCGTTCCTTGTTCAAGCAATCCAACAACGGAAGCATCGTTCGCGTTGAGGTTCGTTGCGCTGTTTTGCCCGTATGCTTTGTATGTATAAAGCCCTGTCTCGGTGAGGAGGACACGGCTTGAAGCCCCGAGGGGTTGGTTCGTGTAGACGCTTATCTTTGTATATCGAGCGTTGTCGACTTCGACATCTCCAACGAAAGCGTGTTTATCCGTGCTTGCCATGTTCTCCAAAATTATGAGATAATTGGTAAACGCGGCAAAGTCTTTCTTCATCTCTGCGAGCGTCAAGTAAATGAACTGCTCGTCTGCGCTATTTGGGTTGAGGTGTATCATGTTGAATCAAAAAAGGGAGAGCGTATGCCCTCCCCCTTCCTTTATATTCTAACCAAAGAAAATGAAATCAAGTACCAGCGGTGAACGTGATGTTCGCATCGTCAGACGCAACGAATGGAGCTGGGATAGCTTCTTCCGCTGTCAATTGCAATTGATAGCCGTTGAAGTCACCCTTTGCCGTTCCTGTGCCTACGGTGCCTCCGGTAGCTTCAGCCCCGGTGGTGTGACCCATCGCGAAATAGTTATCATTGACATCCTGCACGATGACGGTCAAGCGGTTTTGCATCAAGTCTTGAATCTCTACGTTATCGGCTGCAACCAAGTTTGGTAATGACAACTCGAGAACTTGAGAATAGAAAACAGTGCCATTCTCAACCGATGCATTGACCGCTTGTTGAAATGAACCGGAGTTCTTTGTGATCTCAAAACCAAATACCGCAATTGCAGTTCCTGCGGCAACAACTCCCGCTGTAATCGTGCCCCAGTCATCCGACGCGAATTGCTTAATCCAAACGCGCTTGATTCCCCCGATCTTATCCTTGCAGGGAAACGCCCTACCGTTGATTGTTAATGAACAAGCCATATTTTTGAGGAATTAAGGGGAGGGATTTAACGCCCCTCCCCGAATGAATTAGGATGCAGTCTCGGTTCTCCAAATAGCCAACCCGTCAAGGTCAACAACCTGAGTACCTCCGGAGAATTGCATAATTACTCGAGTAACATCGTCACCGGTAACACCTGTCAAATCCAAAACAGACGCTTGGATGTGATCAGTCAAAAGGTTGGTTCCGAAATACAAGTTGTCCACCTTAGAGATGAGCAAAACATTGTCAGGGAATCCGCCCGGTGTTACGATGTCATAACCAGCGTAACGAGCAACCAACCCATCATTCAAGAACGGGAGTTGATAAGTAGCTGCGAGAGCTTGGTAGTACAACTGAGCAGATGCACGGCTCATGAAAATCTTTGTGTTCGGGTCTCCTGCGATTGTCGCGGGTGCACCTTCTGCGCCTCCGGTGATAATAGCGAGTGCGTCTAAAATACCCTCAACTCCAGTGCCGTCAGCAGCACCAAGTACAGAAGTTGAAACGGTTTCGCGGTCTGGTGATCCTTCTTGAATGTTTCGGATGATACCTTTGAAACTTGCATATGGTGCAGCTTCGTCAAGAATTTGCTTGTGCTCACCTGCCCAAATGTTGTGCTCTACATTTTCAGCAACTTTCGCGGCTACGTATTGAGCGACATAAGAAGAGAAGTCAGCGGGTGCCGCTGAAGAAGCTCCTCGCATTTGAATTCCTTCCCATGTCGCGCGAAGGTCTGCGTTACAAACTTGCTCGTTTACTTTCAAAGCAGACGCTGTCAAAACCGCCTCTCCGACAGTTAAAGCACCGGAACTGGGAGTTGAGAAGCCACAATCATCATTGGCTTGGATTGCTGCTCCTGAGAACGGACGGAGAACCGCCTTATAATGAACGTTTTCAAGTACAGAGATATAATTGTTCGCGATAGTGTCAGCAGACAAGATCGCAGCAGCGACGTAAGGTCGCGCGAGTTCACCAGCATAAGTGCTATTGGTGTTGACTGATGCGTTAGCCATTATTTAGAGAATTGATTGTGGATCGCTGCGACGCGCTCCTGGATTGATAAACTTTTCAAATCGACGGAAACAGGAGCTTCCATCTTTGGGGCGCGTGGGATGCTTGGGGTGGCTTGCTTGCTCAACTCCGTAATCTTCGCGTCCCGCTCTTCAATTTGTGAAGAGAATTCTTTCTTCGTTGCTTCGATAGCTTCGGCAATCATGCCTTCAACAGCTTCACGAGTCAACACCTCAGATGATGCTTGAACCTCTTCGGTCTCCGCTTTCATCTCTTCTTCCTTCTCCTCTTCGGCTTCGACTTCGGCTTCTGCCTCTTTCACCTCAGCGACTGCGCCTTCTGCTACTACGAGCAAAGAACCGTCTTGGAGTTTGTAGTCTCCGTCTGGGAGAGGGATTCGTTCGCCTTCGTCATTCACGACAAAAGCAGAAACACCGACAGCAAATGCGTCCGCGTCGGTTTGGATTTCCTGTCCGCTATCGAGGACAGCAGTCGCAAATGCGACCTCTTGTATTTCCTCCTTCTCTTCGACAGCGAGTTCGACGCTGTACTTTTCGAAGATATCGGAGATGCGTTCTTTCAGAGTCATCTTCTGGGGTTTTTATATATAACGATTTAAGAGGGTTAATCCTTATTCGTTAAGTGGTTTTTTACAAATTCAAGTCCGAGTTCGACTTCGATAGCCGAGAGAAGTTCCAATTCTTTGAGCTTGGATTCCGACCAACGAAGAGCAGCCTTTCCACCCCAAGCCATATACATAAGATACCCGCATCCGTCAGAGAATGAGGTCGAGGATTCAAGGTCGGCTTCGTGACGGATCAGATATGACCGCATCCGCTTGATGGTTTCGACGCTGATATTCTCACCCTTGGCAAGTTGGTTTGCTCGTTGCTTTCCGACTCCCGTTCCACACGACCCCCATCCGTTCTTTTCAGCCCATTCAACCGCCTTCCTTGCGTTGTTCTTAACTCCGTCGGGGTAATCGTTATATGACTCCATATCGACGCGCTTTCCGTCTTTGTATCGGTTGTCCTTTTTGACGGTTGCTTTTGCGAGGTCGTACTTGTTCGTGAAGAATCCCTCAATCGAGAACCCCTTCACGCTGCCTTCCTTCACGTACTTCTCCCATATCGCGTCGTTGTCAACCTTCATTGAGACCATCCACGTTCCGACGGGGACATCGAGTCCATAAATTCGGCTTTTATCTTGCTCTCCTTCGACGATCCAACTCTCAACGACGTGCAATCCGTTTAAGGTGTGCTCGTGCTCGAGGGTGGCGTTCGCTTGGTTGCCATTTTTGAAGTATAGTTCCATCGCTCGACGGACGGTCTTCTTTGAAAAATAGACGTAATATTCCTCATCCTCGCTTTTGCGGTAGATGGGTTTGTCGGGAATGAGTGCCGCACCCATGACGAGACGCTTCTCATTGTCTTGGGTCTTGAATTGAATCTGTTCGTTCTTGAGGGCGACGAAATCTGATTCGATGGCGGGTTGTTCTACGAGAGAGATTGCGTCGATTCCGTAGAGTTCCGCTTCTTCGTCAATTATGAGTTCAATTATGTTCATCCTACTAGTGACGCTTGGTCGTTTATTCGTTGGTTTGCCTGTTGGCTGTTCGATACTTCCGATGCAATTACATAAGATCTGAAGCCTGTTTGCCCGGCTCCGGCTCCTAAGAAGCCGAGGTCGAGTTGTGGGGTTGTCGGTGTTGATGGCGCGGTCAGGCTTGGAGCCGATGGAGATTGTACGTTTCCACCTCCACCGCTTGCATTGAATTGCTGTCTCTTGATTGTTACCACTTGAGCGGCTCCCGCAAGACCAGCGGCAGCGGCTGCAATGAATCGAGACCCTGGGAAGGTGCCGTCTTTGGCAAGTGCAGACCCTACGGCTTCGGCTGTGTTCATGATGGTGGAAACGATAGCGAGCTTCTTTCCAATCTCAAAACTTCTCTTTGCTCTCTTCTCTTCGTCTTTGGTGAACAACGTGTTCAAGCTGCTCATGATGTCCAGCGTCATAGCAGCAAACTCCAAGGCTTGATGGCTTGCCAACTCAGCTTGATTCCTGAAGTCCTCAAATGTCTCCCTTCGTTGTTGGCGAATTTGTTCTTCGGTGCTCTGTGACCCGAGGACTTGATCCGCAAAGTTCTGCGTCCGTGTTTGAAGAACCGCACCCTCCGTCTCTTGCGTAACGGTCAGAGTCTTGATTTGTTCCTCTTGTCGTTTCTGCATACCCGCGACAGTCTCATTCGCGAGTTCGATTTCGGCTTGCAGTTGTTGCCGCGTGAGGTTAATCGCTTCGAGCTTGAGCGTATTCAACTTATTTTGGAGAGTCGTTTGTAGTTCTAGAGACTCTGCCGCAAGATTGAAAACCTCCGCTTCGAGTTCCGCTTGTCTTTGTCTGTCTTCTTCGCCCGAGTCCGCGAGCTTGTTTTGAGCTATGACAATGGCAAGTTCTTCTTCTGCGTTTGCTTTGCGTTGCTCAAAGAGTGCGCGTTCCTTTGCTCCGGCTTCGTCAGCCGCTGCGATCCGGTCATTGATGTTTTGCGTCGTGTCCTCTGCGATGAGGTTCAACGCTTTAATCTCCGAGCGTTCTTTTGCCGTGGTGACGAGCTGGTCTCTTTGTGCATCGACTAACGCTTGCCTTCGCGTCTCGAGTTCCTTGGCTAAGCGAATCTCCCTCTCTAATTCATCTCCGAGATCGGCTGTTGCTTCACCGAACGCTTTTACTGCGCCCTCTCTATCGCCCGAGAAGAACTTCACAACGCTCTCCCCGAACTTCGAAACTCTATCA